GTTGCTAAGCTATCTAAGCGGTCACCCTGCTTCCACAAGTAGTCAATGTAGTTTGTTTTACCAAGGTCGCTAAATTGATAAAACATTACAGGATAATTTTCACCGTCAGCTTTGAAGGCAAAGTAATCTATGGTAGAGTCATAGTAGCGTGAGTCGTTTGATGGGGCAGCCATTATTAACCTCCAGTAGTAGTGGTAGCAACGCCAGCGGTGGCCAGCAAGTTGAACGAAAGTTGTACAGTGCTTTGGGTAGGAATCATATCCTGAGTAAACATTGTGTGATTTACTGACATTGATGTAACATACCCTGTGTACGACAGCGGCCCTATGTCAATGTTTAAAAGCGTAGGCATCAAAAAACCAATGTCGGAAGTAATTATACCACGACTGTTTTTCCACTGGTCCCCACCAGATGAACTACCTCCAGGACCAGGGCCATTAATAGCTTTGTACAAGTATTCAATGTCGGCAAGCGTTCCTCGCTGGAACAAATCAACTAATTTATCCGTGGCAGTGGGAGAACTTCCAGTCCTAACGATAGAGCTAGAAAAACCGCCATTAGTGTTGTAATACCCCAATAAACCAGTAACATCATTAGGCGTAATAAACTGATTTGAGCTAAGACCAGTAAATGATTTACCAATGTTGGTGGGGCGACCAAACAGTGCGTTAGCGGCCGCAAAATCATTTATTCTATTAATTTCTAAAGTAAACGAAATGTTTTCGGTAGACGGAAAAAATCCTACGCCGCCTAGCCATTGGTCGTTTACGTTTGGGGTAGCGTCCATTTGAACAGCTACAGATGTTCCAAATGATGTTGGATTCCATAAAAATTGAAAACCATATTTACGGTCAGCATTATCTATTTTTACGGTTTTGCCATTTCCATCAACGGTGCTCAAGCTAGAGCTAGCTTTCCACCAGATGCGACCACGGCGGTAACTATCATTAGAGGGAGATTTGTAAGAACCTTTAGGCATGCTGGCTGGGTCACTGTACGCAGTTCTAGGCATACTCCATTTGTGAGGAGGAAGATTCCATTGATATTCTTTAGGGTTTGCTGGAGGAATAGGGATAGTAATTCCACTTTTATTGTCTGAAGTAGCGTTGGCTTTTTTAAAAAACTTATCTACAGGGTTTACAGCACTAGCGTATTTAACTGCGTTAGAGGCAGCCGTAGAAGCGTCAGTATTAGAAAGTTTTACTGGAGAGCCCAATTTTTGGTACAAGTTTGAAGTCGAAGACGTAGGAGGGGTCAAAGCATCAAAACTATATTTACCACTTGCCGTTGGTACAGTAGGTACGTATTGATAAGACTTCTTAAACGCACTAGTAATTCCAGAACTAGTTTCAAAATTAACTTGGTTAGGTTGCGCGGAAGTGGTAGGAGAGTAACTAGCCCCACTATTGCTATCCACATAAACATTAACCACCGTAGGAATAGCGTTAACTCCGTCAGAACTTGCTGGAGAAATATACCCTAAAGAACGACCGCTTGGTGAACTGCTAGTATTTCCGCTCATTTATTTTCCCCTCGCCATGTCTCTTTGACCTAGTACACTTATGTGAGTAGCTACTTCTTTAGCAACAGCTTTAGGGTCTTGTGCCCCATTTACGTTAATAGTAATGTGGCCGCCATAATTTCCAGCCGCCCACGGAGAAGCAGTCACAGCATTAATAGTTGTCTGCGGGTCAGCGCTGCTCAACAAATCTTGTAAAATGTTGTAGTACTGGTCACCTTTATTATTATTGGAAAGTAACTGGTTAGCTGTTGCTACAAGGCCGCCCTGTTCAGTATCAAAAATAGGGATGGCGTCGCCTTTAGCTCTAGAATATCCTTGACCATAAGTAGATTTAAGGTTTAGTGGGTTATTTCTATCTCCCATGTACCCGCTAGATGATGTGTTTTCATGCTGCATCCAAGTAGAAATAACTTTGATGTTATTGTCACTTCTAGGTGCGCCTATCATGTCTAAAAGTTTTCCAGCCCATCCAGCTGATGTGTCAGAAGGTGTTTTGTATTTTCCTTGCGAACTAAAATTATCCTTAGCAATAGAACTGCCAACTCTGCCTGCTAAAGGGTTAGCAGCTTGGAGAGCTTGTGCACCTGGAGATTGCGCACCTAACCCAGAACTTGCATTGAAATTAAATTCAGAAAGAGAAGCATCCATTCCCTTTTGTTTAAGCAAATCTTGAATTTGAGCTCTATCAAACCCTGATAAAGCAGTATCTCCAGCAGCGTTAATACCTACACCAAGTAATGCAGAACCACCTGCAAGAGCGCCTCCACCCAGTATTCCTGCAGCAATTTCTGGGGCAACTGCGGCATTAAGCAGCGTACTTGCGCCATTTTTCATACCGTCAGTTACGTTACTCAAAGTTTTGGCAAACCCCGCAATAAGGCTTCCCCCAGCACCGTTACCCGCACCAGCCAAAGTTTGAGTAAAAGTAGTAGCAGCAATTAAAGGGGCGGCAACAGCAGACAACCCTGCGGTAATCCTACTAAGAGCAGAGATTATAGAGTTAGCGCTTTCAATGCCTTGAATTCCCGCGTTAGTAAAAGCAGCTGTGTTTTGATACCCAGCCGCGTTCCTGTCTCCAATGCTTTGGCTAATTGAGGGATTTGCACCAGTATTTTTTAGCAAAGCTTTACCAGCATCGCTAGTGTAACCACCAGCAGGAGCCATACCGTTTTCTTGCGCAAACTGGTAAAGGTAAGAAATAATAGATTGGCGAAGAACAGCATCATTACCAAAATATTGGTTAAGCATCATGTCAAGAGAGTTACCAGATTGTAGCGAGAACGACAAATCTTGAGCAGTAATTTTACCTTTTCCGTTTTTACTAGTAGTAAGATTTTTCCACAAGTCACGGGCAATAGATTCAATGTCACGCATAAAACCATTTTGGTCACGGACGTTAATGCCTATCATTCTGAGTTTATTTACGCTAGAACCTTGGTTAAGTGCGGATACAGCTCCCATTCCGCCTTCAAGGCCAGCTCCAGGCATGATGTTAGAAACGCTAGCCGCACTTTGAGAAATAGTCCCATAGTTTCGTAGACCAGACATCAAACCAGAACTGTTACCAGACATGGCTGCATTTGCTGCGTCCATTGCGCTAGTGGAAGTTCCCATATTTTGCATGCTTTGCATAGACAAGCTGCCAAACATAGGGCCTTGCCTCGGGTTATTAGCGTTACCCATACCAGCGTAAAAACTAAAACGGTTAGTTGCAATACTATTTGTGATGTAGTTAGAAGGGTCAACCGCGCTATTTAGCGCGTTTACTGCCGCCCCTGCCATGAGTGCCGCGGCATTTCCGTAAGAAAACGGTTTTTTATCGCCACCTCCTCCGCCTCCTCCAGCAATCTGTTGAGGAGTTAAGTAGTTAGGCATAGGTGGCGGAGTAACGCTAGCCATAGCTTGTGCAGCTGTGCTAGGGCCTGCTCCTGAAATACCCTTTAAACTATCGCTTATGTTTTTAGAAAGGGCAGCTGTTTTTGTTAGGGTAAGGTTTAAATCCTTGTACGCCTTATCAAGGTCAGTCACTAACCTAGTTTTTGAAGGGCCTTTTGAGTCTGCCATTTACTTACCTATTCCGAACTGCTCTAGACAGCCAATTTTCACGTTCTCTTACGGACAAACTTCTGATGTCAGACAGCGTCCAGCCAGGAAATGTTCGAGATAGTGCTTCGTATTGGTCGAGTAATGCTTCGTAATCTTTTTCGTTATAGACGAAACAAATCTGCTAACGACAGCGGTGTAGGAATTTCCTCACCGCATGCCTCGCAGGTCGTCGTCACCTCCCCAAGGCGTGGGCCTGGGGTACGTTCAAAGATTTCTTTAATTATGTTTTCACGGTCAGCCATACCAAGCGTAAGTGCTGTTGTAGCACCTATTGATGACTCACCGTTAACTGACTTAACACAACCAGCCAGCAAAATTGTGTTTAGTTCAGAACTAGTCTTATCTGAGTTTTCAATAAGTTTTTTCTGAACTGAGCCAGTAGGAAGGCCGACTACAATAGCGCCATGCTTTTTAGACATGTACGTAAAAGTTCTGTCACTAATTGGGTCTTCCAAAGTTTTAGTCGGAATGTCGTTGTTTAAATCAACAGAAAGTTCCAACTCAGTTATGCAATGCGGGCAAGTTAAAGAAAACTCAACCGTATCTCCAAAAGTAACTCTACGAATACCAATTAACAAGGCATCGCGGTCGCCACTTAGTAGCTGGTCAAGGTCAGCTTTATCAACTGAGTTAGCTCCAATAGAGATAACTCCTCGTTGCAACATCGCAGCCAAAGCTTTTCCTGGGGTACCTGACTTAGATACAGCTTCTTCGTCCATGCCGTTTAGTTCACGGACTTCAGCGTACTTAATCAAAGAACCATCCTGAGCAATAAAACCGCCAGGTAGAATAACACTTGAGTTAGATGGTGCAACGGTTTTAATTTCTGGTGCTACATCTTTAGTTAGTTCTTCCGCATACTGCGAAATAACAGATGGGTCGCTAGTCATGTTGTCAGTCATTTTGTGCTCCTAATTATATATTAATATTTTAACAGATATTTGATTATTAGTTACCTGTTTGAGTAGCTGAAACGTTTGAGCCGTAGTTAGCCAGCTGAACTGATAGGCCTTCGTGCATCAAAGTCATGTTTTCATACATTAGGGCATTGTCAGCAGCGCTTAGGTTAGAATAGCTAAGGCCAGTAATAAACGCATTGTGGACAGTAAATTTCATTTTGTATGCGCTTTTAGAAATAATGTCTCCAGCACCGATAAGTGGTGAACCAGTAGCAGGGTGGTCTAGCACAAAGATGTCCATGTCGCAACGGAACGAAGAGCCATCTACGCCTGAAATACCTTCACCAGATGAAGCAGCAAATAGTTGCTTGAACCAGTTGATGGCTTCAGTTTGCCCCAAAATTACACCGCGTTGCATCGTAAGCGGTTGAAAACTTACACGGCCAGGCATCTGGTGAATACTTGTGTTCATACCACCTTCACGGTAGCTGATTGGGTCAATGCTCATTCCAAGACCATCGATGGTAGTAAATCCGCCTTTAAACTTCATAAACGAACTTTGACCAGCCGAGGGAGAACCAGCAATTCCGCGGTCACCCGTAACACGGAACTCGACAATAAACCTAAAGTTACGTAGCGGGTCTGTTGCCAGCTTAGAATAACGTGAGATTGCGCTTTGTGCCATTTATTTTTCCTCCTAAAGGACTGTTACGACAGAACCGCTGTCGTATTGGCTAATACGGATAACTACAAATTCAGCAGGGCGCTGAAGGGCTACACCGATTTCTAGGTGAACTTCGCCAGCGGCGATGCTCGAAGTAGTGTTGATTGAGCTGTCGCTCTTTACATAGAACGCGTCTAGTGCGCTAGTGCCTTTTAGACCGCCTGAGTTCCAGAAGTCAATCAAAGCTGATTCACAAGTGTTTTGTAGACGATTCCACAAACGCTCGTCGTTTGACTCAAACATAGCGAACGAAGTGATGTCAGTGAGAAGCTTGCGCAAGTAAATCAAGCTACGGCGAACTGATACATACTTATACTGGTAGCCAGTGTTGAGTGTACGAGCGCCCATAACCACGATACCCGCACCTGGCACATAACGAACTGCGTTTACTGGGGTGGCAGTAGCAAACGTGTTAGGGTTGCTTGTTCCATTGTTTAGGTAGTCAAGCTCTGAACTAGTAAGAGTTGGGACAGCTACTACGCCCGACAAACGAGCCTCTAGACCAGCAGGTGACTTGAACACGCCACGAGCAGCATCTGTTGTAACATACTTAGCTGCTACTGCTCCGCCAGGGTAGGCAGTAATAGTAGCTCCAGGAGTGCTAACTGTAGGGCTTGGGATTGTTAGGTTGGGATAGTAAACTGCACCAAATCCTAGCGCATTAACACCAGCAGTTCCACCAGTGTATGAGTTAGTCAAAGCAAGCTGACTAGTAACGTCTAGGGTAGTTTGAGTAGGGTCAATGATTACAAACACGTCACCGCGGTTGTACGCATATGTTAGAAGTAGGTTAACGTTAGCGGCTTCTGTCACGCCAGGAGCGTTAAGCAAAATAGGTTGAGTAATTCTGTCTAAGTTAGCCAAACTTCCTGTAGAAACAATGGCGATGTTATTTTGAGCGGTAGTGTTAGAAGCTGTTGCACCATCATTACCACCAGTAAGAGCTGCGTTTACAAAAGTAAGCGCAGTAGAAGCGGGTACCGACATGGCCGCGCTTAACACAAAAGTAGTAGAGTTAGTTATTGAGGCAATAGTAGTTCCGCTAGTAATTCCATTTCCATACACGTACATACCAACGTTAAGAGATGAAGTTGAGCCAACAGTCAACGATGTACTGCTAGAGGTTGCACCTCCAGAAGTAGCTGTTACAGAAGTCAAAGTTGTTGATAATGGAGTGTTAGTAGTAGAAAGCAACGCAGCAGTATGGTTAGCCGCGTTTGAGTCGCTGGCAATAACGTAGTTTGATGAAGAGTTTATAACGGTAGGTGCGTATGAAGAATCAGATGACAGCAATGTAATATCATTAAAACGTTCTACAATGTATCCAGACGAAGTTCCGCCCGAATAAATAGCCAAGTTAAAGTATTTACCTGGGTAAGTAGTATTGTTAGTAGAGCTAGAAATTTCATAGTAAAGATTGTTGCTCCAAGCACCAGGAGTTTTAGCTACAAGAGTAAGCTCGGTAGTGGCACTTTGTGAAGTAACAGTTCCAGCAGTTCCAGTTGTGGCTGCTGATGGAGAAAGCGGGTTTACTACTGTAAAGGTAGTTGTGCTAGGCACAGCAGTAACTACAAATGTGCCGTTATAGGTTGTAGGAGTCAAACCTGAAATAACTACAGTTTGCCCAACTTTTAGGCTATGAGCCGAACTAGTAAGGGTAATAGAAGTACCCGAAGTAGTAGGGGTTTGGTTTGCAATAGACGCTGTGCTGTTGCCTTTAATGGCTACAGAAGAAGATATTACAGTAGTTACTGTAAGAGAGGTACCAGCTGGTACAGTAGCGTTTTGGCTCAAAGTAAGCGTAGTACCAGATACTGCGTTGATGATAGTTCCCGAAGGGATACCAATACCAGTGATTACTGCACCAACTGCGTTAGACGAAGTAATGGTACCTGAAGTACCGCCATCAGAAGTGCTAAGGCTAGAAGCTGAAGTAATTGTAAGGGTAGTACTATTTGTAGTGAGGCTTCCAGAAGTAGCAGCTACAGTTACTACGGCACGCTGAATGTAGCATTGGCTACCTCCGTTAGAAAAGAATAGGTTAACAGCGTTGGTTACGTCAATGTCAGTAGCATTATCAGTAAAGTTACCAAAAGTTGAGGTAAACTGGCTCCATGACGTAACTAAAGTAGGAACAAGTGGTCCTCTTGCAAGTACGCCAATAAAAGTTGCTATAGTAGCAGTAGGCGAAACTGAAATCGGGCTGTTTGTTGCAACCTCTTCGATGTAGACGCCAGGGCGGTTATAAGTCGCCATAAGATTTTCTCCTTGATTTTAAATGGGATTAAACAAATATTAAACGGGTTGTTGTCCAGATGGGATGTCGGCTGTTGTTTTTTTGTTAATATTTACAGTGGATACTGCGGTACCAGTTGTTGTATACGATGACACAGTGCCTTCGCTACTCACAGTTATAGTAAATACATTTCTGTATAACCTACGGTTATCTTCAATGGTATCACGCTTAACAAACTCTTCTAGTATTAAATGACGATAAGCTGTCTCAGTGCCTAAATCATTAGGAACAGGCAAATAACCTTTTTTTGACACAAATACTTTGTTTAAAAGATAAGCAATGATTGCTCGGTCGTGGCGTGGATGCCTAGCATAAGAAGTAACCTGATAAACTAAATCCCAAGCGACAGGGATTTCATACGTATAAGTAGTAGCTCCACTTGGGGCAATAGTTCCCTGAAGGTCGTTGTCTTGAAATAAACCAGAATGTTGGCGGTAAGTAGCAGGGTCAAAGTCAAGCAGTTCAATCGTAAGATACGGGTAACTTTGAGTTCTGGATTCAACATCTGGAGCCGCAAACCAAACTCCAACTTGTCGCGCAGAGTTTTTTTCATCTGCTACTGTAATGCCACTAAGTAAGGTTTTAAGGGCCCCATCTTCACTAAGTATAAAACTCACGGAATAATATCCTGTTCTACTAGGTAGTTTACAGACATTTCCGCAATTCTTTGCGTTATTGCGCCTTCATGCTTAGCGATAAAGCGTCTAAACACAGGTCGAGGGGAGCTTGAACGGTTTCCGTATTCAAGCTCATCTATTTCTTCGGCAAATTCTGAAGGATAAACTATAGTTAGTTTAGAGTTAGTAATAACTACTTTTAATTTTGACACTACATTAGTAGGCCATCCAGCGCTTTTAGCGTCATTTTGCACTAATGCGGTAAATTCAAGGTCAACGCCTTTTAAAGTCTTTCCTGCGTAAGATTTAAAATCAAATCTAAAATTCATAGCCATTAACGGTTTTTCCTTCCCCTGCGCAAAAAGAGAAGTATTGAAAACGTCTTGTTTGCTTTTTCGCCGTCGGAAACGCCCATCAAGAACTTTTTAGCGCTAATGTCTGAGACCTTAGCCTTTTTGTCCTTGTCAATAGCTGACATGATAGTCTCCAATGGAGTAAGCAAAATACAACGCAATTTAAATCTAGCTCCCGCATGGAGCTTACTTCTAGGATAAAAGAAAAGCCCCTTTAAATCTCTATAAACTCTTTATTACGCCAATCATTATTTAAATACGTCTTTAGCCTGTGACAATTAGCGCACAGGGTCTGCAAGTTATCAGGAGAGTTATTAGAGTTATTACCATCTACATGGTCTACGTCTAATTGAGAAGGGTGCTCTGGGATAAACCCGCATCTAGAACAGGCTTCTTCCCTGAACTCCAGCCAAGGACTTTTTCTAAGCCTTTCCTTAGAGTGGTGCGCTGTATAGCAGCGATACAGCGTGTCCCCCTTTTTACCCGTACCACTCATTTTTATTTTAACTTTACCGCATTCAGCGCACATAGCAGTCTTAGCTTCTATGTTTATCTCAGTAAGTCTATGAACCCATTTACCCATAAGTAAATGGTACAAGAAAAGCCCTAGCATTTAGGGCTAAATGCTAGGGCTAAACTTTATTGTTTACTTCTTTTTAGGCGGAAACTTTTTCATTTCCTTCTTGGCAAGAGCCTTGTCCATTTTCATGTCTTTGGCTTTAGAAGGCTTTTTAGCATCCATCTTTTCGTCAGCCTTTTTAAAAGCAGCTTTACCCTTTGGGGTTAGCTTGCTCATGGTCTTCTTGTCAGCAGCTTTGTCAGCTTTTGAGTCAGTCCACTCCATTGTGCACATTGTGCCTTTTTTACAACCTGCGCACTTACCACACTTTTTTGTAGCCATTATTTTTTGCCTTTCTTGGCGTCGCGTTTGCCCTTTTGTTCGAGCTTTACCATTTTCTTTTCGCCGTACTTTTTAATACCAGCGGCTGCAGCAACTGCCGCAGGGTTTTTTGCACCAGACTTCTTAGCTTCTTCTTCAATCTTCTTGAAGCGACCGCCTTGGCCCAGTGGAGGCATTTTCTTTTTGCTTTTCTTTTCAGCCATTTACTTCTTCTTTCCTTGAGCTTGCTTGGTAGCACCAATAATGCGGGAGCTTGCTGCTTTATTAATTTTGCTTGCGCCTGGCCCTGTGAAAGGCTTTGCTCCAACATTTTTAATTTGGGCTACAGCGCCTTTGATAGCTTTTGCTTTATCTGCTGCAATACGTGGACGAGCCATTTACTTTTTTCCTTTTTTAGCTTCTAGTCTTTTAGACATGGCGGCTGCTTTTTTCTTAGCATCGGCTTTTGAGGAAGCTCCCCAAGCCTGTAATGATAGTAGCAGACGAGTTGGCTCACCATTGGGTTTACGTTCAGGTCCTGGATTACCTGCCATACGAGCAAGGAATGAGGCACGGCGAGGGTTATCGCCAGATTTGACTGGCGCCTTTAGGTCATGACCTTGAGCCTTTGCAGAGGCACGGCCCTTAGCGTTTAGCCCGCCATTAGGGTTTTTGCCCTCTTTGCGCTCCCAAGCTGGGGTAGCCATTACTTACTCTTTTTCTTTTTAGCCGCTGCCATATTGTCAATAAGATTTGGGTAAGGACGGCCAGCAGCTTTAGCGCGTGCCTTAGCGGCAGACTCTTGCTTAGGGGTCAAGCTCTTAGATTTTTTCTTTGGGTTCTTTTTATCCCAAACTGGTTTATCAGCCATTATTTCTTCTTTTTCTTAGGTTTTACTTTTTTAGGCAAAGCTTTTGGGTTTGGTGTTTCATTAGCCCATTGTCTAGCCATTTGTGGATGAGTAGCAAACATCCACTTTTCTTGCTGTTTGGACTTAAAAGGCATTACTTTTTCTTAGGAGCGGCTGGCTTTTTAGCGGCAACTGGCTTAGCGGCAGCTGGCTTAGCGGCAGCTGGCTTAGCGGCAGCTGGCTTAGCGGCAGCTGGCTTTTTAACCTTACCTGATTGATAAGCTTCAGTTTTAGAACTATTACCCATGTCTCCTGCAGGCTTAGAAAGTCCTGCCTGCTTAAGGGTTTGGATACGATAGTTTTGAGGATTTTTTGCGGGCATGTTTGACTTGGCGTCTTTAAGCCCTGCGTGGCGAGTCATGTTCTTCCATGAACCGTCTTTGCCCATAGCCTGAATTACGTGGGTATCTTTTGAGTTGATGTCTGACATTTATTTTTCCTATGGTCTAATTAGTTTATTTTAGCATTTAATTACTAAAATTACCCTACGTTAAAGATGTTTAATCTAGCACTTGGGGCAGCTGGTCGAGTGGGGTTAGAAGCAATAGCAGTTGAAGCCAGTGATATTCCAGAAGCGCCAGCCCACCAGTAGAACTGGATGTAATCTCCCGCGGCTACTTGAATAATGTCTTCCACGTTAGCCATTATTTGTGACCCTTGAGCAGAGGTAGTAGTAAAAGTAGACGAGCCGTTAGTTACGGTAGTTCCATTTTTTGCCCACCACACAGTAATGTTATAGTTGCTAGCGCCACCAGCAAAAGAAAATTGACCAAGAAAGTTCATAAGGTAACTCCCTGCGTAAGCAAACGTTACTCGGCTTAAACCAGTTCCATCTGTAACAACAGAAACGCCGTTACTAGCCGACGTAGTATCAAAAGTTACTAAGTTAGAAGAAGTAATACCAGCATTAGTCAGAGTTGTTGTATTTTCAAACGACCCGCAGTACAAAGGGGCAATTCTATTGTTTACATACTCAAGGGCGGTATTTAGCTTATCGCCCCAGTTAGTTTCGCCAACTGTTGGTTTATTTGGAACTGTCATTATTATCCTCCATAAGAGTAGTCACCGTAGCCATAGCTACCGTAACCGATTGTAGATTGGTTTCCTGGGTCAGCGTACTCCAAGAACTGAGCGTCATTAACAAGCTCTTCTGGAGATAGCTGATGCAAGTCAAGTCCAATTAAAGTATGGCGGTTACCTACTAAACCAAGAGTATTGGTTTTAATTGGTCGGTAAACTTCACCTTTGAATACAATTCTATATTTATCGATTAGGTCAATTGTTGTTGAAACCAAAGCTCTATCAATAAATAGTTCAGGGGCGATAGCATAAACATCATCAATGTTTAGAACAAATCGAAGAGTATCTACGTTGTAGAAACCGCGCTCGTTGAGCATAGACGTACCTTCAACAAGCGTAGCTGTGATAATTGGGAGAACGCTAGGCCCAATCCAAACACGACCTGCTCCAATAGGCTCTACGTCATAAATGGCATCTTTGACAGAGTTTACAGAGTCAAACTTCCACCATTGAGCGGTTGTTCCTACAACATTGGTGCGGTCAGCGGTAATGCCGTCACTAATTTGGTCTGACTCAAAGTCTGAGTCAAACCTGCCACCAACATTGTAGGAGCGCATAGACTAGGCTTGAGCTTCAGTCCAAGCAATACGACCTACCACGCTTGCAGCAGTTGTTCCGCTGAGGTTTTGTACTACAATTGTAAGGGTGTCTGGGCCGTCTGGGTAAATGTTTGCATTTGAGTTATCAATAGTGGATGTTGCGCCACCGCCTAGGACTGCGTTACCAAGGTCTCGAACTAGCGAAAGGTCAACGCTTCCTGTAGAGTTTACAAAGAATCCGCCAGTAACCTCACCGCCAGTGACTAGGGTAGCAGTATTCTGCACACTAGAGAAATCAGAAATTTGTGCGAGGCTTGATGTAGGTGACTGCAGTGAACCCCAAGTTACGGTAGAAGTTGGGGTACCATTTAGCACAGCAGTTACAAGCAAGTTACCTGTAGTAGAACCTTGCAAAGCAATGTCCAGAGTACGAAGAACCAACTGCATACGGTTAAGCAGTTCACGCGAGCCAAAGAATGATGCTTTACCGTTGTCTACCGAAGGCGCAATACGGATTGAAAATAGCGCTTTAGTAGTCGCCCCAGTAAAGGTTAAAGTAGAGCCAACAGCACCACCAACGTTTACGGCGTTGCTTAACTGAATAACAGTAGAGCTAACTACAGCAGAAACAATAGTGTTAGCAGGAACAGTGTTGTTTGTACCACCCGTAGCTGCGACTACCATACCAGGAACTATCGAAGAGTTAGTTGGAATAGTAATGTTTGTGTTAGCTGATACGTTAGCAGTAACACCCAAAACTGAAGTACCTGCTGTAGGTGCCAAGCTAGTAGCCGTAGTCTGACCATAGGTAAACAAAAGAGACTTGTCATCGTCAAAACGGCCGTCCATAATTACCGAGGTTCCCCAGTGGCTAATAGTCGGTGCCAGCGTTGGGTAAGCAAGTTCTACAGTTGTTGGGTTGGCAAGAGTAAATGACTGTCCAGAAGTGTTTCCCATAGGGATAAACTTCAGAGTAGCAGTGGCGTTTGTAGTAACTGCGGCTTGGCTTAAGGTAACTGTGCCTGAACCAATTGCAGTAATAAAAGCATTGTCTGATAGCTCTGATGGAGAACTGTTAGAAACTACGCGCTGACCAATCTGCAATCCAGTAGTAGACACCGTAATTGTGTTAGAGCCTGCAGTAAGAGCAACCACAGTTCCTGCAGTGTTTCCTGCTTGTGCTCGGGTAACGCCCGTAAACGAAGTAGCAGTTTTACCAGAGTAGTATACGTGCTCCACAGTGTTGTAGTTTTTAATGTACAAAGTTCCCGTAGTTGGGAACTTGCTGGTGTCAGCTACGTTAATTACAGTGTCAGTCGTAGTAATAGCTTTAGTAACTGAAGTTACTGGAGGGACAGTTCCGCTTTCATAGCGACCTGGCAAGTTACCTGAGCGCATGTATGCCTCAGCGTTAACGTTGTTGTTTTGCATCTTGTGCACGTAAGTAACATCGCCATCGTTGCCGCGAAGTCCCCAACGAATAAATCCTGCACCGTACCACGAAAAGTCAATGTAGAACATTTGCATTTTAGTAAGGTCAATGGAATAACCTGCTGGGCTAGTTATGCTCTCACCAGCGCCAGTGCCGTCCATTTTATTAAGGTTCCATTGCGACTGAGGTACTTTAGTGTCAACAGTTTTAGAAATGGTAACGTTATCGGCAGAAGCGCCACGGTATGCTGGTGAAATAGTAAAGTTGCTGTCGTCTGTTACGCTCTCAACACGGTATGACTGACCTTTAATAACAATAAAGTCACCACCAGTAAGCTGCTTAGTGTACGAAGTAGAAGTAAAGATTGTTCCCGCAGTAACCGCAGTAGAACCGTTAACTACCTTACCGCGACCAGTCAACTGGTAAGTTGAGTTGCGGCGAACAACGTATAGTGTTTGACCGTCAAACTCAAAGAACAAGCCATTTTGCTGGTCAAAAATACCAAGGCGGTTGATAGCGCCATACCAGCCAGAAGTTGACACGTAGTAGTTACCCGAAGCGGTAGTGTCAGCGGTAAATAGGCCAACGGTTGGGGTTACAGTAAACGTGTTGTAGTTAATTACGTTAGTCACATAGTATTTGCCGTTAAACGCAGCTTCGTTAGCGCCATAAATTAGGATTTGAGCGTCAGGCGGAACGGTCTGTAGATTGTGAACGTCTTTTAGT